AGCTACAGGATCGTTTAACGAGGAGGGGCAGCTTATTGTAGGCGACTCTCTTAGTGGTTCCAACGTTGAGCTAAGATATCCGAGATTTCAGTATGCTCAAGCTAGAAAGATCGGAGATGCAGTTTCGACCGTTGGCGGCTATGGTGGCACAAACAGAATATATTCGGCATCGTTTAAGCCCGGTACCGATCAGCAAGATTATGACTTGCAGACTATAATTGAGACTGCCTCTACATCTGGCGAAGATGATGGTGGGCGCGCCGTAGACTTTCAGGATAAAGTTGACAATAAACGTGTTGTGGTAACTAAGGTTTATTATCGTTCTCCTCGCGCTATGTGGCGTTTCTACGGCTATTATGGCGGTGTTGGCGTGGTAGGTAATTATTCCACGTATGGGCAGTTTGCAGACGACTCTACGTTTGAGATTATTCCCACGTGGCAGAACAAAATGCAGGCGATCATGTATGAGGATTCAATATACACCAGAACATCACATTATTCATATGAGATCAAAGACAATTTTTTAAGATTGTTTCCAACGCCGAGTTACTGGGGTATGAAGGACATGGATCGCATCTGGGTTGAATTTTATGTAGATCAAAGTCCGTGGGAGGTCAATACTCGCTATGATGAAGGCATGTTGGGTATCAATAACATGAACACGTTGCCGTATAATAATTTACCTTACGAAAGTATCAATTCAATGGGCAAACAGTGGATCCGAAAATATGCGCTAGCTTTGTGTAAAGAGATGCTTGGCCAAATTCGAGGCAAGTTTACCACAATGCCTATTCCTGGCGAAAGCGTAACTTTAAATCATGCCGAATTGCTAGGACAAGCAAAAGAAGAACAGGCACAACTCAGAGATAAATTGATGGAAATCTTGGATAGTGTCGTCTATAAGGAACTGGCTAAGAATGATGCGGAAATGACTGATGCTGCCGCGTCCGCGTTTAAGAATTCTCCATTGCCAATTTTTGTGGGGTGACGATGAATGTCCGATGATCAATGGAATAGGCCCAAAGCTCCCCCGCCTCCGCTATTCTTAGGCAAGAAAGAGCGCGATCTTGTAAAACAAGTAAATGATGAACTAATTGAGAAAATCATTGGTCAACAGATTCTCTATTATCCTATTGACTTAGAAACTACCGATTTTCACCCCTTGTATGGCGAGGCGATCGAAAAAACGTTTATGCCACCCATTAGAGTTTATGCGCTCGTCGAATATACCGACTTTTCTACTAGTTATTTGGAAGGCGTTGGTATCGACAAGGAATGGGAGGTTTTGGTGCATTTTCACAAGAGAAGACTAGAGGAAGATCAGAATTTGTATGTTCGCGAGGGTGATTTTATACTTTATAACGATTATTATTACGAGATTGTGAAACTATCTGAACCCAAGCTATTATTTGGACAAACCAACAAAGAATTTGAAATTGCAGCCCGCTGCAGAAAGGCAAGAAAGGGGTTATTCGATGCTACCTGATGATTTTGATTTCGCCATGATTCCAGAAGGCATCGATCTCCAATTATCTGAAATTGGAATGTTGGCGTCTGACATTGAGAATATAGATTCTGCCATAATGGATTGGCTTAAGCGAGATTTAGATTTGAGCGTCTATACGAACGAAGGGTTTAAGGGCGTTCCAGTTTTATGGCAAGTACCAGAACGCGCTTATCAAATTAAGCACAATAAAGATCTACGTGATGACGCAGGGGGAATTAAACTTCCTGTGATCAGCATAGAGAGAACAGGCATCACAAAAGATCCGACCAGAAAGGGTGGATTTCAAGCACATCTTTATTCTGATAAAAAGAACGGCAGAACGGGGCGAATGGTAATTGCTAAGAAAATTGTTGAAGATAAAACAAGAAATTTTGCTGTTTCTGCTGGTACGCGCACAAACAGCGACGGCTCTGAGCAAAATTGGACAAAAAGAGTAAACAAGAGAATTGTTGTAAAAACACTCAGCGTGCCCATTCCGATTTATATAAACGTTGATTATAAGATTTCTATTAAAACCGAATATCAGCAGCAAATGAATGATCTGATGGCGCCATTTATGACAAGGACAGGTCAAATAAATGCCTTTATAATGCGCCGCAACGGCCACCTCTATGAGGGATTTATGGAGCAGGGATTTACACACAACAACAACGTTGGCAACCTTGGCGAGGATATTAGAACATTTTCGAGCGACATCACAATTAAGGTTTTAGGTTATTTGATCGGAGAGGGTCCAAACGACGACAGAAACATCGTAAGAGTGGACGAAAATATAATCGAGATTATGTATCCGCAAGAGGGAATAGTACACCCAGACGAAGAAGGTTTCTTTAATATCACTTCCTGAACTGAAAAAACGCTTTTCTTGGTTTTATGGAAGCCTTTTGAAATGCAAAATACTATTTAAAGTATGATTGCGAACTAAAATGATTCGTTTTTTAAAAGAGGAACAACAATATGTCAGTAAAGAGCTTTAAATTTGTATCTCCTGGAGTGTTTATCAATGAAATAGACAATTCGGAGCGCAGTGCCGTCAATCCCGATATCGGCCCGGTTATTATCGGTCGTTCAAAGAAAGGTATCGCGATGCAACCGGTTACGGTTGAGTCGTTTTCTGAGTTTTTAGATGTTTTCGGCGATACGGTCCCAGGCCGCGCCGGCGGCGATGTATATCGTGGCGGAAATTATCAATCTCCGATGTACGGAACTTATGCCGCAAAGGCATTCCTTAGAGCGGACGTAGCTCCTGTGACGTATATTCGACTTCTTGGTCAAGAGACTGCTGTTGGTTCCTCTGCCGGTGGCGATGCAGCTGCAGGCTGGAAAACTACAAATAGCCTTGGTCAGACCGCCAACCCATTTAGTGAGAATGCTACCAGCGCCGGCGGCGGCACTGACATTACTGTTGGCGGCGCTTACGGACTTTGGGTATTCCCATCAGGATCTCAGCAAAATATGTGCCACCCTCCCGTTTCGGTTACTCCCGGTGGTGTACCTCAGACTAAAGACGGACAAGCGCCCACGGAACCTAGTATAGGTGGTGTTCAGCCTAATGCCGGTATTTTGGCTGCTATTTGGTATATGAATAGCGGCTCGATTGAACTCACTGGCGCTCTTCGAAATGCTAAGTCCCCTAACGACACCCCTGAGCCCGGTCGCGGTACCGGTATAGCCATCGCTAGTGATTCAAATGGTGTCTTTACGGCCATTTACATTGACTCTGACAGAGTAGAGCATACGGTTCAATTCGGCTTTGACGACAACGAAGATACGTTCATTCGCAAGCGGTTTAATACAAATCCACAGCTATTAAATGCTTCCGGTACTTTTTATGCGACACAAGACCATATTTTTCTTGGAGAGAGTTTCGAAGACAACGTTAGAGACTATATGCTTTCCGGAAGTACTTCTATGGTAGGTCAGGCAATGCATGGCGTTATTTACGGTATTGCACTTAGTGGAACCGCTACAACGGGCCCTCATGCGATGAAAGGACAGCCTTCACGCGAAGCCGTTGCCGGTTGGTTTATTGGTCAAGATCTGGCTGGAGACTACGCCTCCTATAAGCCGGCAAAGCAGCAAAAGCTTTTCCGCCTTAAAGGAAGAGGTCACGGAGAGTGGCTTCACAAAAATGTTAAGGTTTCGATCGAGAAGATTAGAGCTTCAACCAGCACCACTTCTGATTATGGAACATTCTCAGTTGTATTTAGAGATATTCTCGACCACGATGGTAACACCACTGTGCTTGAGAGGTTTGACAACTTGACGCTTGATCCTTCTTCTGCTAATTTTATTGCACGCGTAATCGGCGACAGGTATCACAAGTGGGATTCCACACAAAGAAGGCTTAAACAATATGGTGATTACGAAAACAGGTCGGCATATGTTTATGTTGAAATGAATGAAGAGGTTGAAGTCGGAGCTACCGATCCCCTTCTCCTGCCCTTCGGATATTTTGGTCCCCCAGGATTCACGCCAATTCTTTCGGCATCAGGTCAGCCGGCAGCTAGCGGATATCCTTCAAACAAGTTTATCATTCTGAGCGGCGGTATGCCACAATCAGTGCAGCTTGGTGGCCGCAGTGGTGGACAATTTATGAGCGGCGGAACAGGTAATACTGCTCAAACGCAAAACGGACTTACCGCATCGCTCTATTGGCCAGTTGACAGAGTGCGCCTTTCTGCCTCCGATGGCGGAATCAGTGATCCCACCAAGGCATACTTCGGATTCCAGAATACAAGGACTTCAGGAAGTACAACAGCTGCAACAAGCTATACCGATATGCACAGGCTTCTATATTCTGGCTTCGTTGACGATCCTGTTGCCGGCGATAACCCTGCATTGAATCCGTCTGGGATCACCGGTGTCGACGCTTGGACCTATGTGTTCTCGCTCGATGATGTGGCTCAGGATTCCGATAGTATGTATTTCCACAGATCCGGATCTCGCCTGCGAGGACAGTCGGTAGCAAAAACCTCTTACGAGACATTGCTTAACGCTGGTTACAACAGATTCACAGCGCCATTCTGGGGCGGTTTTGATGGATTTGACATCCAGAAACCAGATCCGCTCTATAATAAGGGAATGACAGATATCACCAATGTATCCGAAGACAATTCTTATGCTTACCATACCTACAAGAGAGCTATCGATACAGTAGCCGATCCGGAGTACATCAATATGAACGTATTGGCGGCCCCAGGTCTTACCGTAGATGGGCTCACAGAGCATATGATTAATACTTGCACAGATAGAGCCGATGCTTTGGCGCTCATCGATCTGGCGAATGTATATCTGCCTTCTCACGAAGCATATTACAATTCCAAGGATCAGAGAATTGCTACGACCCCAACTAACGCAGCCAACGCACTCAGAGATAGAAGGCTCGATTCTAGCTACGGTGCAACGTTCTATCCTTGGGTACAAACAAGAGATAGCAGCTCAGGTCGACTTCTTTGGATTCCGCCCTCTGTTGCAATGATGGGTGTTCTCGCAAGTTCCGAGAAGGCCTCAGAGCTTTGGTTTGCTCCCGCCGGCTTCAATCGCGGCGGCTTGTCAGACGGTGCTGCTGGGATCCCAATCACGAATGTATCCGAGAGGCTAACATCAGATGATCGCGACACGCTCTACGAGAGCAGGATTAATCCAATCGCCTCGTTCCCATCTAGCGGAATTGTGGTTTTCGGACAGAAGACACTTCAGGAAAGCGCTAGCGCCCTTGATAGAATTAATGTTAGAAGGCTGGTTATCTATCTTAAGAAGCAGATTTCAATTCTTTCTAATCAGGTTCTTTTTGAGCAGAATGTTAGTGCAACTTGGTTAAACTTTAAGAGCCTTGTCGAGCCGCTTTTGGCCAACACAATGGCCACACACGGCATCTCAGATTATAAGTTAATTTTGGATTCCACGACAACAACACCAGACTTAATTGATCAAAACATTCTATACGCCAAGATTATGGTCAAGCCAACTAGGGCAATTGAATACATAGCAATTGACTTTGTGGTTATGTCAAGCGGCGCATCATTTGATGACTAAAAAAATGTATATAAGACTATTTAATGTAAAGAAGGAGAAAACACAATATGTCTAGCTTTTGGAGTAGTAATTATTCAGAGGACGCGGAGATCAAAGATCCTAAAAGAAAATTTAGGTTTATGGTGACGATGACGGGATTCACCGAGACGGCTGGCATGACGTCATCAACTGTATGGTATGCCAAGACTGTAACAAAGCCTTCATTCCAGATTGCTACTGCTGAGCACAAATATTTAAACCATACCTTCTTTTATCCCGGCACTGTTACTTGGCAAGATGTAACTTTAACTTTAGTTGATCCGACTAGTCCTGATGTGGCCTCCGCTTTTGGTGCAATAATGGCAGCTGCTGGATACGGTGTTCCTTCTACGGATGCCGTACACAACACGATAACAAAAGCCAAGATGGCTTCTGCAATCAAGACGCTCACCATAACACAGATGGACGGCGAAGGCGCCGCCCTTGAAGAGTGGACGTTGCACAATGCTCTCATTACAGAGTTTAAGTTTGGCGATTTAGAATACGGAGCAGATGATCTCACAGAACTAACTATGACCCTTAAGTACGATTGGGCCACGATGGAGTCTGACGGCACTGGAAGCCCGTATTTTAGCACCCTTGCTCCTGCAGCAGCTGAAACAACTACAAGTTGATACAACCATAAGATATAATACAAATAAGACAAAAAACAAACGAGGTGTAAATTGTCGAGAAATAGAGACCGCGTAGGGGGCACAAAACAAAAAAACACAGGAACCACCCCTCCTCCGCGCAAAACCAAAAAAGACTCAGACTCCGAAGGAGATGCTTTTTCTTTTGTGGTTCCGACTCAGTTTGTGGAACTGCCTTCAAAGGGGGCATATTATGGCCCTGAGCATGCTCTACACAACCAAGAGACTGTTGAAATTAAGCACATGACAGCAAAAGAAGAGGATATTTTAACCTCTCGATCTCTTCTTAAGAAAGGGCTAGCCTTAGATAGAGTCATTCAAAATTTAATTGTTGATAGGTCAATTAATGCAGATGAGCTGTTGGTTGGCGATAGAAATGCGATTGTCATTGCGGCCAGAATATCATCTTATGGCGCAGACTACACAACAAAAGTTACTTGCCCAGCATGCAACAACGCACAAGAATATGACTTTAACCTAATCGATGCGAGAGTAACAGAAGTAGAAGAAAAATCGCTGGAAACGTTCGACGTTTTAAATAACGAAGACGGTACTTTTGATATTGAGCTTCCTGTAACAAAAGTTAGGGTTAAGTTTAAAATTCTGACTGGCAGGGATGAGAAGATTATGCTCAATCACGCCAATAATAGCCGCAAAAATAGAAATAGGTCAGGAAAGAGCGCCAAAGGTGTTGAAAAGAATGTTACGTCACAACTACAAGGCATGATTGTTTCGGTTAATGGCGATGATTCGCTTAAAGCAAAAACACACCTAATCGATAATATCCCATCTATGGATTCTAGGCATTTGCGATTTGCTCAGCGTGCAGCAACACCTAACGTTGAATTATCAGAAGAATTTGAGTGTGAGCAGTGCGGCTTTGAGACCGAAATGGAGGTCCCGCTGACTGCGGACTTTTTTTGGCCTGACCGATGAATATATGGAAGCTGTTTACGAGCAGTTTTTCTTTTTAAAATATTCAGGCGGTTGGTCATTCTCAGAGGCATATAATTTACCCGTTGGGTTGAGAAAATGGTTTATGGACAGGCTGATTAAGCAGCTAAAGATGGAACAGGAAGCGATCGAAAAAGGTAAATCAGGACAATCTAATTCTGGCGGCGGCTTTCAGACACTAAACAAGCACAATGCCCCCCGCCGCGGCTAAATTGCATTACACATTATGACTAAGGCAAAGCGAAAGCTTTGCCTTTTTTATTATAAAACTATTTAATATATGGCGTTTTATTGCGTAATGAAGACGAGGTAATAAGCTTTGGCACTCACCCCAGAACAACAGGACAGGCTCAACAAGCTTACCGCTGAGCAAATCAAGCTAAAAAAACGAAACAATGAGCTATCCGCAGAGGAAGAGGCTTATCTCGATTCTATAATTGAGAAAAAGAGAAGAACTCTCGACTCGGAGAAAGAGGCGCTTGCGCTATCTCAACAGCTTCTTGAAAAATATCAAGCAGAAGCAAAAACACTTCAAGATCGCTTAACGATTCGACAGCAGATTCAGCAGGTCGAAAGAGACTACCAATCTCTTTTAGAAGTCCAGCTTAAATCTAATCAAATATCGTTAGAAGAATATCGCAAGCAAACTCAAGAATCAGAAAAACAGATTATAAAACAACAACAGGCGATAGATTTAACTGATAAATTTATTGCTGGTCAAAAAGAGTCTGTTGACCAAGCCACCAAACTGGGTGAAGAGTTTGGAAAATCCTTAAATGCGTTCAAAGGTGGTCTTGATATTGCTGGAAAAATGGGGCAAATCTTTAAAGGAATGCAGAGCATGCGCTACGGCGGCCAGGGTTTTCTAGGTTTTCTTAGTGCCGGCGCCCTGGGAATTCTTTCATCTTTTTTGAATGCGGTAATTAATTTAGCTATTGGCCTCGTTGATATGGAAAACGCATTTATGAAAGCCACCGGTGCCAGTAGAGAATTCGCTGCTGAAGTCACAACTACCTATAGAGCGCTAGATGAATACGCCGTCTCCATGGATGAGGCACGGGAAGTACACACTGACTTGTTTAACAATTTCACTGATTTCAATATGACGGTAATGCCCGAGCAGCGCGCCCAATTGGCTTTAACCACAGCTACTCTGGTAAATTACGGAGTAGCTTCCGCAGATCTAACAAAAGGCCTACAAATCCAAAGTAAAGCATTTGGGCTTACTGGCATTGCATTAGAAGAAGCAAATAGAGATCTTTTTACCTTCGCACAAGAAATTGGGGTGGCACCAGCACAGATGGCTTCTGATTTCGCAGCTGCCGGCGAAAGCTTGGCTAAATTCGGCGAAGACGGCATCGACACTTTCAAAGAACTAGCGAGAGTAGCAAAAATCACCGGTATGGAAATCGGAAAATTAAAGCAAATGACCGACGTTGCTGATACTTTTGAAGGAGCCGCCACGACTGCCGCTAAACTTAACGCAGCGATCGGCGGCAACATGGTAAACGCGATGGATTTAATGATGGAAACAGATCCTACCGCAAGATTTGAAATGATGACGGGCGCCCTTAAAGATGCGGGCCTCCAGTTTAATGACATGTCTTACTACCAAAGAATCTTCTACGCGCAAGCAATGGGACTAAAAGACGTCAACGAATTAGCACTTGTCATGTCAGGAAGACAAGATCTGCTTGCTGGCTCAACTATGAAGACTGCAGAAGAACAACAAGCACTAGCAGAAAATTCTGCAAAAGTTCAATCGTTTATGGAACAGCTTCAAGCCGTGTTGGCTGAAAATGCAGATGAATTGCTGGCATTAATTGGCGGCGGCGAGGGCTTGATGCAATTCCTGAGAGACTTGCCGGGCATTATCGAGAAAGTTGTCACTTGGACTCGAAGGCTAGCCATCGTCTTCGCCCTCATCGCCGGGCTCCAGATGTTCTTGATTCCGCTCGGCTGGATGCGCGCAGCCGCCCAACGCGCCGCCGTGATCAACACGGCCAACGCTACAGCTAGCACCGCAGCCAACACACAGGCGCAGATGGCAAATTCTCAAACAATGCTTACGAATCAACAAGCGATGCTAGCACAAATGCAGGCACAAAATGCGAATACTGCCTCCACGGGGACCAACACCGCTGCGAAGGGCGCGAACACCGCTGCTGCGGGAACAAACGCAGCTGCTCAGGGTGCACAGGTCGGCCCAACCGCAGCTGCCGGCGCCGCAGCAGATAACAGTACCGCCTCGAATCACGCCTTGGCCACAGCCGAACGCAATGCTGGAGCCGCAGCCACTCAAAATGCTGGAGCCCAAACCGCACAGGCCGGCGCCACTGCTGGTGCAGGTAACGCCTCCGCAGCTGCCGCCCCCAAAGTAGGATTTATGGCGAAAGCAACGTGGAAAGGTGTTTTTGCCATTCTTGCTATAGGTCTCGCAGTTGTTGGTGTTATTTGGGCGCTTACCGAGCTAGTAAAAGCTTTTTCCGATTTAGGCGATAATGCGTGGCCCGCAGCCGTAGGGCTGATTGCTGTTGGTCTGGCTATTGCGTTTATTATGAAAACGGTCGCAGCGATGGTAGCTACTGGCGTCGGAGCAGTTGCTGGGCTTTTAATTATGGGAATTATTCTTGCTGTTGCCGCGCTTGTTATGGCTTTCTCGCTGGCACAAACATTCATCGATGCCGGTTCCTCCGGATGGGTCGCTGCAGCTGGAATTCTTGCTGTAGGGGTCGCCCTCTATCTGATATTGGCCGGCTTATCAATGCTCGTTGGAACAGGCGTCGGCGCCATCGCCGGCGCAATCTTTATCGGAATCCTTGCTAGCATGGCAGCCTTAGCGATAGGTATCGGGTACATTATTGAAGGAATGGCGCGCTTTTATGAAGCGATCGTGCAACTTGGTCAGATGGAGGGCAATTTAGATAAACTTGATACGTTCTTAACTTCTCTCGGAGATGTTATGAGTGGCGCCCTCACAGCTGATAGCGCGACGGCCGTTCTTGGGCTGTCGATGCTATACACACAGTTACAACTTATAGCCAGTATAAGTTTTGATAATACGCTTAGTCAATTGTCGGAGATTGCTGGCCATCTCGCTGGAATAGATAGTTCATTTGGCAATATTGCCGAGCTAGGAGATTTAGATCTTGAAAACGCATCAGATCAAATTGGTATTATTGTTGATACTATTAATAGAACAACTGAAGACGAAGCGGTCGCCTTCACTAATGCGATGGTGGCACTTCAGGGAGCAGTTGTAGCTGCCACTGCAGAAGCGCCGGCGCCAAGAGGAAAAGGCAAAGGATCCAAAGTTAATGAAGGCGAAGAGGCCGCCACCACAGTAACGATAGAAAAGATTGAAATTACCCTATCACAGAGGGAACAACGGAAGTAATGGCATCAGCAATGAGGATTGGCCTCTTCGGCGGTTGACGAATAAACAATTTGATTAATATGCGAATGTGTATATTTTTAATAACATTATAGTTATTAATGTAACAGGAGCTTTTAAAGTATGTCCGAGTTTTATTCTAGTTTTCGATACAATAGATATCAATCTAATCTTTATTCCCAAGAAGGTGAAGTCAAAACCCCCGGCGAAGATTCTCTCGGCAATAAGGGCCTTGCAATTGAATTTGATCATGTTCCTACTGGAAACAAAATTCGATTTAAATCATTTATAACCGCTTTTGCTGAAGCTTTCAAGCCTACGTGGGACC